CCACAGTAACCGTAAATAGAAATTTTAGAACTGCCGCACACTATGATGCAGGTGATTTGCCTGAAGGTTTTGGTAATTTAGGAGTTTTATCTACAGGAAAATACAAAGGTGGATATACGGTTATTCCAAGATATGGCGTAGCAGTTGATGTGCAAAATTGTGATCTAGCTTTGTTTGATGTCCATGAATTACACGGTAATACTGAATTAATATCTAGCGAACCATTTGAGAGAATATCAGTTGTTGCTTATTTTAGAAAAAAAATGGTAAATTGCGGTAGTGCAAAAGAAGAATTAGAATTAGCAAAAAATAAATTATAATGTGTGGAATTATTGGTGCGTTTTCAAAAAATGGCATCAACATAAATCATTTTAAAAATTTATTAAATCAATCTATGATTAGAGGGAAACACGCAACAGGAATAGCTTGGATTGAACATAATACAATACAATGCGATAAGATTGTAGATTCTGCCGACAAATACGAAATTAAAAATATTGAAACCAATATGATTATTGGACACACAAGATACAGCACATCAGATATAGCTTACAATCAACCCATTCATTCGGAAAACATAGCAATTGTACACAACGGAGTAATTACACAAACTAATCCTAATCAATGGGAAAACAAATATGGATATAAATTTCAAACGAAAAATGATTCTGAAATTGTGTTAAAATATTGGCAAGATAATAAACACCCTATTGTTCAATGTTCTCAAAGCTCCATGGCAGTAGCAATTCTTGATTCTATTAAAAAAACTATGCACTTCTTTAGAAATGAATACAGGCCGTTATGGTACAGCATAGATGATGAAGATATATATATCGCTAGTACAAAAGATATTTTAGTTAGATCAAATATACCTGGAGAGTATAAAAGAACAGAACCTTGTTTAAGCTACGACATAATCAATAACAAATTAGAAATTAATAAAAAAAGAGATTATCAATTAGATCAACAATGCTAACACTAGTTACACCGGAACAAGTTGAGAACATTATAGCAACATCTAAACCAGGTAAAAATACTAAGTTTATAAAAGCAAGTCATAGTTTGTGGACTAGATTTAAAAACTATCACACCAATCCACCATTCGCCTGGACTGATAATAATAAAATTGTAGCTATTATTTTTGCTACCATGAGTAGAAGAACTAAATATGTTAATTTATATGAAATATGCACTATAGAAGGTGAAGAAAAAAAAGGTTACGCCACTAAAATTTGGTCAGCTTATATCAACAATGCTTATAGATCAGATATGCAAAGGATTAAATTAAGTTGTACTCCATCATCTATTACCTGGCATCTTAGAAATGGTTTAATATTTTGGGGAATAGATAAACAAGGCAGTTTGAGATCCGATCAACCTTTGATGCAAACAATAGAACAACAAAACAAATTTAGAGAAGATGCTGTATTTGACCCTGGAATAGCTTTGCCTGATGAAGTTACTAGAAAAAGACTTAAATCAGAAGACCTTGAAACAATCAAATTATCTAAAAGAAAAAAACAATTATGTTTAGAATCTATACAAACAGTAGGAAAATATTGGTTTAGAAAATATTTATAATGGACTTTAGAAAAGCAGAAAATAGGCGAGAGGGTTTTATTCAATGGTATGCTTGGTCTTTACAAAACAAAGATTGTGATCCAGCTATTTGGTTATTAAATTATTTGTTTAATAGATTTGAACACAACATAGAGCAAAAATATTGGATAGCTTGGTTATACGGCACAACTTATTATTTACCTACAGCTTGGATTATATGGAATGAATTTCCTGACTTTGAATTAGTTGATATTGAGAGATTAACCGAATGGAATAATGTTAATTATAAAAGATTACGTTATCAAACAGATACTAAATATAATAAAGGTTTTTTACCACAACAATTTGTTAGCTATAAACATTGGGTGTTGCACAATAACAACAACGGCACACAAAAACATAGATTTGACGAACTAACAAAACATAATGCTTTTCTCAATGTATGGAACTCAATAACTAAAAACCTATACAAATTCGGTAGATATTCTACATGGTTTTATATGCAAACTCTACATGAATGTGTTGGAGTTAATTTATTCCCGGATAACCTTAAATTAGATGATTATAGCGGTAGCCGTTCACATAGAAATGGTCTTTTGTTTGCTTTAGGTATGGACAATTACATTGATAAAAAATTATCTAAACAAATAACACAAGGCCTGGAGTATGAAGCCAAGCAAATACAGTTAGAGGTCAAAGAGAGATTTAAAGTATCTACTAATCCATATACCATGGAAACTTGTTTATGTTCTTTTAAAAAAATATTCAGAAGATCAAAGGGCAGATACTTAGGTTATTACTTAGATAGACAAGCAGAAGAAATTAAAAAAGTAGAACAAGACAATTGGAACGGTATAGATTGGCAAGTATTTTGGGACGGCAGAAATGAAACATTACACCCTGTACTTGCAAACAGTTATGAAATACAACCAATATTATATAATCAATTCCTAGACACAGGCAACTTTATGAGGGCAATATGAAATGTGTAGCTATAGGCGGTGAACCGGCGACAGGCAAAACAACTTTAATGCAGATAATCTATTCTAAACTTACATGGGTAGATTTTAAAATGGGACTTTTGCGAGGACACTACAACAAAGAAAAAAACCTAGCTTTACTTGGAATATATAACATAGAAGGAACCTTTGTAGGAACAGATAAGCTATCTATGGCAGTGAATAATCATTTTATTTTATTTGCTAAGGAACAAACAAAGAACATATTATTTGAAGGCGATAGATTATTTACATTGAATAATATTAATTATTTAAAAGATAAATACGATACAGATGTGTATATTTTGCAACAATCAAAAGAAATATTGCACCAAAGACATCTAAACAGAAATGACAATCAATCAGAACAATTCCTAAAGGGTAGAAAAACAAAGATAAATAATATAATGAATAATGTAGCAGATATAAAATTTGCACAATTATTTAATATTAATGATAGCGAAAAGTTAGCAAATCATATATTAAATAGTTTTTAACACCTTACGCAAGGGAAAATGTGGTAATGAAAAAAGTCGGAAGACCAAGAATAGAACTAGATAGAGAGCAAATATTTCAATTAGCTAGATTACATTGTACAATCAAAGAGATAGCTGACTTCTTTAAGGTAGATAGAGATACAATAGCAGATAATTATTCCGCAGAAATTAAGAAAGGTAGAGCGGACGGAAGAATAAGATTACGTAAGAAACAATTTGACTTAGCTATGCAAGGAAATGTTACGATGTGTATATGGCTTGGTAAGCAAATATTAGAACAAAATGAAAACAATTTAGACGAAGATAATCTACCACAACCTTTGATAATACAAGAAGATGACAACAAAACTTTTATTGTGTAATAAATACTAATGGCAAAATACAAAGGCAGAACAGTTAAATTAAACAAGCCAATGAAAGGCGATGTTAAGAAATTCAAAGTGTTTGTTAAAAATAAGAAAACCGGCAGAGTACAAAAGGTAAACTTTGGTAGCAAAACAATGTCTATTAAGAAACATATACCAGCTAGGAAACGATCATTTATGGCAAGATTTAGACCTATACTTGCAAATGTTAAAGGTCAGAAGAATTTATCCCCAGCTTATTGGGCAGTTAAATCTTGGCGTAAAGGTTTCAAAGCATGATTAAGTTTTTTTTATTTATGCATATAATGATAGCTGATCCAAACGCAAATATTCCCAAGGTCTATGACTTTTGGTTTGAAGATCATGAACTAAGATATTTTGCGACAGAAAAGGATTGCAAAAAAAAGGGTAATGAAATATTACAATGGGCAAGGCAATCAATGGAAGACAAAAATCTAAAAGTCATAGATACCTGGTTTGAATGTGTCGCTATTAACAAAGGTCAAAAGATATAGTGTACACTCCCAACATTAACTTATACGATCTATATTTAAAACAAGCTAAGTTATTACATCAAAACCCAAGCAAGTGGAGAGGCACAACACTAACTCATTACATAGAAGATATTAATGCACTAATCAAAGATAAGCATTTAAAAACTATTTTAGATTATGGGTGCGGTAAAGCAAAGTTCCACCCCAAAGAATGGAATGCTGATAAATATGATCCAGCAGTACCGGAGTATTCAGAAAAACCTACAGGAAGATACGATCTAGTTATTTGTACTGATGTATTAGAACATATACCACAAAATCATTTAGACGAAGTTATTGAAGATATATTTAACTATTCAGATCAATGGGTATTTATTTCTGTATGTTGTCGTAAAGCAAAAGAAATATTACCAAATGGCTATAACGCTCATGCAACTATTGAATCAACAAAATGGTGGAAGGATAAATTTTCCAAATATACTGATTATACTCTAAAATTCTCACAATGATTTTTCAACCAGTTGAGTACATGAACAATAAAAAACTTTTATTGATAGGTAACGCTGTTGTTACAAAAGAGCCTGACTATACAAAATTTGATTGTATTATTAGAATGAATTTAGGAGTTCAAACAAGTCCTATTGATGTATGGATAGATAATCTAGTTAATCAAGCACATGATAGTTTAGGACATATTCCTGACATAAAAAACATAATTAGACTAAACGCTGAAAAAGATGGCAAAAGATTAGAACGAATGCCTAAGCAATTAAAACCTTATACCTGGTTATGGAATACAGAAGAATTTAGTATCATGTGTAAAGAGTTAAATTACTTTAGACCAACAACAGGATTAATTTCTATTTATTGGATACTAAATAATATTAAATTCAAATCATTTACGATTACCGGCTATGATTTTTTTCAAACACCTAATCGTTATACTAATGAAATACACAGCACGTCCAAAACTTATGTTTATCCTAGCCACGATATAATGAAAGATAGATACTGGATATTAAAGTGGTGGAATGAGGGTAAATATGAAATTATCTAAACCACAAAAAGAAGTCTTTGATGACACCTCAAGATTTAGAGTGTTAATCACAGGAAGAAGATTCGGCAAAACCTATTTATGTATGCTTGAGTTATTAAAGTTTGCAAGTCGTAATCCCAACGGCAAAATATTTTATGTTAGTCCTACTTACAGAATGTCAAAAGAAATCATGTGGAAAGCATTAAAAAAAATAACGCAAGATTTGAATTTGACGAAATACACTAATGAAAGTGAATTAACATTAATTGTAAGAAACAATTGTCAGATAAGTTTAAAGGGAGCAGATAAAAGTCCTGATAATCTACGAGGTGTTGGATTAAACTTTTTATGTTTAGATGAGTTTGCTGATATTCCACAAGAGGCCTGGACAGAAGTATTAAGACCAACTGTATCTGACAAGTATGCCAATGGTCATGTATTGTTTACCGGTACTCCTAGAGGTTTTGGTAATTGGTCATATGAGATGTTTCAAAAGGGTAAACAAAACGATAAGGAATGGAAATCTTGGAAATTTACTACACTTGAAGGTGGTCAAGTAGAGAAATACGAAATTGAACAAGCTAAAAAAGATTTAGATTCCAGGTCATTTAGGCAAGAGTATATGGCTTCATTTGAAACCTATGCTGGTGTTGTTTATTATAACTTTGACAGGCAAAAAAATGTTCAACCAGTTAAATATGATCCTGATTCTATTATTCATGTGGGGCTAGACTTTAACATAAATCCGATGAGTGCTTGTTTGTGTCATATTAAAAATGACGTTGTTAGCTTCTTTGATGAAATTGTTATTTATTCTAGTAATACGGAAGAATTTATACAGGAATTAATAAGCAGATATCCTAAAAATAGAATCATTGTGTACCCTGATCCAGCCGCAAGGCAACGCAAAACTAGTGCCGGTGGAAAAACAGATTTAACTATCTTGCAAAATGCCGGATTAGCTGTTAAATGTAAAGCAACTCATGCTCTCATAAGAGATAGGATTAATTCTGTGAATAGTAGATTGTGTAACAACAATGACAAAAGATTTATTTTTATTGATCCGTCTTGTAAAAACCTTATTAATAGTTTAATGAAACAAACATACAAAGAAGGTACAAACCAACCGGAGAAAACAGGGTACGATCACATGACAGATGCTATGGGTTATTTAATAGAATACTTATTCCCTATCTCTAGTAATTTACCACCGAAACAACCAATGAGATT